GTTCATCATAAAAACGAGATGAGTAAGTTATAATCTGTTTGTTCCTAATAAGCTCTTCTAGTTTCGTCAGGATCAAAGATCTCGTCTTACCGCTCGTATTAAAGCCTGCTGTTGTTGTGTCTCCAGGTGGGATGTAATCACCAATGTAGACCGCACTGCTCTTTTGATAATACATCTTTGGATAGTTTAGGTCACGCAAGCGTATTATGGTTGCGTAACCAAAGCTGTTATTTTCTGGACAGAGTAACGCCTTGTTATACTTTACTCCGTACTCGTATAAAAGATCTCCGAAGCGGTCAGGAGCAATTTTTCCCTTGTACTCTGCAACAATCTCACCTGTCATCAAGTCTATGATGTGGAATGTTGAGAAATCCTTTCCGTCTCCGCGTGCGACATCAGCAGACATGACATACTTGTGCTCAGATAAGGGTTGTTTCCATATCCAAACGTTTCTATCAAACCCCTCTCTAAGCATGGGAGCCTGTATAATAGAATATAGCCACTTCAGCTCATCATCTCCCAAGAAAGTTTCACCTGATGAAGCAAAGTCACAAAGATATTCCTGAGCTATCTGACGTGTCGTTAAGTTTCTTGTTTCTTTATCAAACCACACCTGATCTCGCTCGGGATGGACATCCCAGTTGAGCTTAATTGGTTTGAATTCATTCATCCCAGCTTCAGCGTCTTTATAGAGCTTATAATACTGACCTCCGACTCCGTTGGGAGTCGAAAGTAGGATTGCTCTACCACCCGTAGTTAGTGTGGGATACAGACCCGTCCAAAGCGTATCGAAGTCTCTTACGAAAGCAGCCTCATCAACGATCAAGAGAGAAAGAGCTTCTGAGCGGCCTGCGTCTTCTGATGTTGGGATTGCCTTGATTGTTGAGCCATGGCTAAACTCAACAAGCTGCTTGTTGTTTGCCGTGACCGTTGGTAGAACGAGCCAGGTAGGCAAGTTATTAATAATAGTCTTTGTCTTCTTGATGAAGTTCTGCGCAACTTGTAGTTTTGTGGCAATGATGAGAATGTTCTTGTCTTTTTGGAAAAGAGCAAGCCACACAGCGTAAGCAGCAACAAGAGTTGACAATCCAAGCTGTCTACCCTTGACTACTATTGTGAATCTGTGATTTATGAACTCTTTGACACAATCATCTTGGAATGGAAATGTCTTAAAAGGTATTGTGCCCTTAGTAGGGTGTTGGATTTTCACATAGTTGTTGAAAAAGTACGCCGGGTCTCGACCGCACCTAACAATCTCAGCAACTTGTCTTGACTTGTTTGTAGTCATTAGCCGTTGACAGTGTAAACTGCCCTCCGGCGATAGTATGCAGTTCTCTTAGGGCTGTATGACGACATTGAGATAAGCTCAATCTCATCTGTCGAGTCTCCCTTCTTAATCTTGAGAGAAGATCCTGCTACTTTCTTAAATTCTTTTTTGACCTCATTCATAAAATCACCAATCAACTTCTCAGAGATTCTCTCTTCTTCTCTGACTTGATCTCTCATGACTCTATCAGTCACTAGATTGACGATTGTTGTATAAGTCACATTGATTCTATCACCGGACATGGTTGTCTTGATAGAAAATGTTGGGCTTTTAGCAGTTGAACTACGCCCAAATGTTGTGTCGAGTATTTGCCCTAAAATGTTGACGTGTTCAAATGTCATTTTTATTCCTTCTAGCAGCGCGTGCTATAGAGATACGCTCTTGTTTATATTTATCAACTTCTTCTGGAGAAGGACGCCAGCCTGATAACCATTTATCACTTTGGTATTCTGCCCACTTCATTGCGCAGTTTCTGCAGCACTTAAATCGTTGAAAGTAATTGTAATCGAGAAAGTAGTCAAGAGAAAGATTACAAACTTCACAAAAAAGAGGCATATTATTCATGTGTGACTCTTGCTTTACCTGTAGAGCTATCAATGCTTAACACGTTATCGACGATGTCTTTGATAGCATCAACGTGCGAAATGATCAGTATCTTTCTAAAATAATTCTTTAAATTCTGAAGTAAACGAGCGCATGCTTCTAGGTTACTCTCGTCCAACACGCCGAATCCTTCATCAATGATCAACATGTCTGACTTGGGAAGTGATGAAATGTTCGTAAGTGCAACTCTAATTGCGATAGATGAAATCATTTTCTCCATTCCCGACCCTAGCTCAATGATCCTCTTCCTGTCACCGTAGTTGATATAAATCTCAATTGAGCTAGAATCATCGCATTCGATCTCGACAGTGAAGCCTGCTATGCCGCTAAGGATCTTAGCGATCTCAGAATTGATCAGGGGTAGGTTTTTTGTAATGATATTCTGCGGTATACCCTTCTTAGAGAATGCATTTTCAAGTAGTGTTAAAGTTTCAAATCTTTCAAGATTTCCCTTGAGAGTGCTGATCTGAGCCTCTGTTGTTGCAATTCGCTCAGAGATTCTGCCAAGGGTAGAAGCGATTGTTATTACCTGCTCTTCAAGAACGCTGATCAGCTTCTTAAGATCCACAAGCTCTCTATGCTTATCGCTAGCGCCTGACGCTGATTGCTCTTTTAGCTTGCTGGCAAGACTCTTGTGTTCTACAAGATATTGTTGGAGAAAACGCTCTTTGCTCGAAAGCCGCTCTTCATATATCGAAATTTGCGATTGTGCCTGTACACGCTTGTTTTCTAGATCCTTTTCAAGACTTGAAAGTTTATTGATCTTGTCAATCTTTCCCTTGATTTCTTCTTTACTCGTAGATGACAGCTTCTCTCTTAACACGTCAAGAGTTCGCTGGATTGTAGTCCTTGTGCTTTCTTCGATCTCAAGGACCTTTTTGCTTTGGTGAGCGTCCTTTATAAATACGCATGATGGGAATGAGTCACCACACGGAACTGTATTGAGGATCTCAATGCTTCTTCTTAGCGACTCTAGTTCTTTTTCTTTTGACTCCAGGTCCTTGAAATTTATTGCATACTTCATTTCAAGGTCAGCAATTGCATCTTGCTGTTTTTGTAGCTCGTCAATGCTAAATGCTTCTCTAACGTCTTTTATCTTAACAATTTTCTCATCAAACGATTTGATGCTCTCTCGGAAATTGTCAAGGTTTTCTTCTATGTTCTTGATGTCGACTCTTAGCTTTTCAATCTTTGCAGTAATCTCATGGACTTCATTCTCTGAGACTATGTGTTCGTTTTCAGACGATGAGATCTTTGTCAGTTTTGTACGATTTCTTGATAGCTCTTCGCGTGCTTCTATTGCCTTATCTTCTAGCTTAGTCTTTTCTTCTTTAAGCGCCATAAGCGTCTGATTTAGCGACTCAATGCTGGATGCAGTCTTGATCGACGCCTTCAACGGACTAATGTCTTGCTTGACAACTTCAAGGTACTTGTCGAATATGTCAAGGTCAAGAAACCTGCTCAGGATCTGCTTCCTGCTAGTAGACTTCTCATTGATGAACATGTTCATCTGGCCTTGCGGTGCGAGACACGTGTAAAAGAAGTCATCAGCAGTTCCAATGAGCTTTCGAACTATCTTTTCTGTCTCTCTTCGCTGCTCATCATTCAGGTCTTGCATGACGTCACCTGTGCTCTTCTTCTTAAGCGACAAGGTGGTGTTTGCCCAGACTTCTCCACGCTTAGGATAGTTCTTCATAGAGTCTCTGGTCAATTCATAATCTTCTCCTGAGACAGACAGATTAATTTTACTGCGACACGCCTCTTCATCGGTGTTAATGATGTGTAGATTCTTCATGGATCCTCTGTCTGAAGTGTTGAAGAGGTTCCACACAATTGTTCCAATTATTGAAGACTTTCCTGCTCGATTCTTACCAAAGATTCCTGTGATGCCTTGCAAGTTATCAAAGTTGATGACGTTATCTTTTCCGTATGCAAAGATATTGTCAAACTCAATTTTCTTAAGGCTCCACATGACATTTCTAGCAACGTCATCGTCAAATGTCACAGCATCGAAGTATTTGTCAAATTCTTTTATTGCTGCTGTAATTTTTGAATCTTCAACAGCGCGCTCTTTAAGATATGTTT